AGGCGATCTATGGTCTGCGCAGCAGCATGAAGAAGACAGGCTTTGTGTTCCCTAAGAAGTCTGAGCGGTTGGCCACACTTGCCCCTGCACAGCAGGGCGCTGCCGGCAGCGCACCACTGGAGATTGAGATGTTTGATTTTCCGGATGAAGTAGACGAGACCCTTGACGCTCGGGCCGTGGACTACGGCAAGTTCATCGAGGGCGCTGAAGTCATGCAGATGTTGAAACGTGTTGTACAGGCGGCTTTGAACAACCGTGACAAGGTCCTTGCGCACGATCAGGCCGAAGCCATGGACATGATCATCCACAAGATTGGCCGCATTGTGAACGGCAATCCTGATGTGGTTGACCACTGGCTAGATATTGCCGGCTACGCCAAGTTGGTAGCAGACCGCCTCGAAGGGCGGATCCGGTAATTACTTCGCCTCTCCCCAGTTGGGTCCGATTTCCACATCGCACCGGCTGGGGACTTGTAGGTTCACGCACGTTGCCATGATCTCTGCTGCACGCTGCGCTTCTTCCCTTGTCTTGACGCTCAAAGCAAGTTCATCATGAACCTGCAGCATGGGCATGATCCCCTCCCGAGCAAGAGCCACCATTGCCGCCTTTGTCTGGTCGGCAGCCGAGCCTTGGATCAATCTGTTTAAGCCCTTGTAGGTGCCTGCGCGCTTGATCCTCTGGCCGTATTCAATGACAGCTTGTTCACGGGGCAGCGCTTTGTTCACGCCCCACTCCATCGGCTCCCAAAGTGGAAACCGGCACTTGCGTCCGAGCAGGGTGCGGATGGATCCGCCTGATGCGGGATGCTCGATCCGTTTCATCACGGCATTGACGGTGCCTTTAAGGAACGGGACATTCCTATGGAATTGGTCGATCAACTCGGACGCTTCATCAAGGTTCAAGTCAAGCTGCGCTGCCAGTTTGTTCTTGCCCATGCCGTACATCAAGCCAAGGCCAATGGTCTTGGCAGCTTTCCTTTTGATGCCTGCCATGTCAGCAACCATCTGGTGAAAGTCGGTGTTGGGGTCGTTCTGGTAGGCGTCCACCATCTTCTCGGCTCCGGGTAAATCGAGCAGATTGGCGTAATGGACAAGCAGGCGCGGCTCCTGTGAAGAGAAGTCATTTGATGCCCACATCTCGCCCTCTTCTGGCAAAAATAAGCTTCGGACCATGGGGCCGATGATCTCGTGGCGGGCAGGGACCTGCTGCAGGTTCGGGTTGGCCATGGACAGACGTCCTGTAACGGTGCCGCCATCATCGGAGCGCATCTGGTTGACGTGCGGATGGATACGGCCGGTCTTGGCGCTGAAGTTGAGGTAAGGCTGCAGGAAGGTGCTGTGCGTTTTGTTGGTCTCGCGCGCCTCCACAATCATCTTGGCAATCGGGTGCTCACAGCCATCCAAGAAGCCTTTCGTGAAGCTCGGTTGGCCGTTATCGGTCTTGGCATATGGAAGGCTCAGCTTGTCAAAAGCTAATGCGATGCTTTGTGCGGCCCAGATATCGACGTTGGATCCGACAAGTGATTTGAGGTCCTTGTGGATTTGTTTCTCGCGGGCAATCAATTGCTCGATTAGCTGCTCACATTTTGGTCGGTCAAAGCGGATCCCGCGGCTTGTCATGTTGTGCAGGACAGGGAAGGCTTCTGTTTCGAGGTTGAAGATGGATTCGACTTCATCCTGACGCATGCGGATTTTGAATGCTTGCCACAGTTTCAGTGTGAGCGCTGCGTCCTGTTCAGCGTACTCTCCCACATACATGGCGGGTAGTTTCCAAAGTTCCTTTTTTGGATGAACTCCGAAGTCCGCAGCGGCTTGCTTGAGACCTTGTTCTGACTTGACTTCTTGGAGATAGTCAAATCCCAAGGAGTTGAGAGCGTAGCTGAAGCGGTTCTCGTCAAGAATTGGGGCAGCGAGCATGGTATCAACGATCCGTCCGTTGACCTTAAAACCACTTGCTTGTAGCCACCCCAAGTCATAGGCGGCGTTATGCATAACCTTATCGGAAGGGTAAGCCAGTACGTCCGTGATCCATCTCTCCACTCTTCGTCTGTCCAGATTTCCACCACCTTGATGCGCCACCGGAAAATATCCAGACCATCCATCGACGGCAATGGCGTAGCCGACAACGAAACCGTCGTTCCGAGGCCATCCCGGGCCCATGGATTCCAAATTGGGGTCGCAAGTTTCGAGATCAATGGCTATTTCTTTCGCTGTTGAGAGATTCGGAAACACTTCCGGAGCCACCCATTCTGTCGGAATGGGGAAAAGTGGAATTGTTTTCATATTTTGAAGCCTTTTTCTATATGTTTTGGCAGAACTAAGTGAAGTGTCTGCTTGGCGCGGGTTATTCCTACGTAAAAGAGCCGGTGAACATTGTCCCCGTTACTTGCGTACTCTTTTGCAAATTTGGGTGAGAGGTCCATGAGCAGCAGCACATTGTCCGCCTCGCCGCCCTTGGCTCCGTGGATCGTGGACAGTTTAATCCGGCCCATGGTTGAGAGCTTAGTGCCGCGCCTAAGAACTGCGGTAAGGTAGAAACGCTTATCTTCGGTAACGCGGGACAGGGCTTCATGCCAGATTGCATCGGTCTGCAATCCAAAGCTTTTCTGCAGGTCCTTGATGCTGTATTCAAGAAGCGCCTCGCCCTTGAAAGTGCGGTAGCCCTTGGTGATGTATTCAGCGCCAATGTATTTGTAGATGTTTCTGATCTCATCGCCATACAGAAACTCCCCTTTGCGCAGCTTTTCCCATGCCTGTACGGCTTTTAAAAGGGTCAGGCTAAGGCTTGGTACACCTGCGCGCTCAAAAAGGATTCCAGAGGCCCTGAGCCAATCATGCACAGGGTTTAAAAGATAGTTGGTGCTGCCCATGATGAGCCATTGGCCGTCATCAATTGGCACATCTTCAAAGCGGTAGTACGTTTTGACTGCGCCCTCGTAGTCACGAGGCTTCCATTCTTTTTCTTGGCGCTCTTTGATCTGCTCCACAACTTTATTGGCAAGCTTGTGAACGATAGCGGGGACGCGGTAGGACTGATCAAGGACTGTAATCTGACCCTCAAATGACAAGAAGCTCTTGACATCTGCTCCGGCCCAAGTGAACACTGCCTGATCGTCGTCTCCGGCGAGGAATACCCGTTTGGATTTTTTAGCGAGGGATTCAACAAGCTGCCACTGCAGACGGGACAAATCCTGTGCTTCGTCCACGATCAGCACTTCAAGAGAGGGCAGGCGCTCGGGCTGCACCACAATCATTTCCAGCAGGTCTGTGAAGTCAAGTAGTTCTTTACTACGTTTGTAGTGCCGATAGGATCTTTCGACAAATTCAAAGTGATGCCATTCGATGTCGAGGCCGCACTGGTTGTAGTGTTCACGCAGATCTACGCCTCGGATGCGGGCTAAGTTGATTTCGTTGAGGATGGGGTTGTCGGCCTTAGCCATGTCCACATCATCTTCTTGAACCACGTTCATTTGAATGCCGGCCTCTGCGGCAAACTCTCTGTAGTCTGCAGGCTTCATCATGAAGTCCACCTTGACGGCTAGGCAGTGAAAAGCCAAGCTGTGCAGGGTTCTGAAGTACGGGAAGTCGGTGCGGGCATTCAGGGCGGGGAACTTCGCAATCGCTCGGTCCTTGGCCTCTGTTGCTGCTTTCTTTGTGAAAGAAAAATAGCCGATCTGCATTGAAGACAGATCGGCTGCCAACTCGCGGTCAACCACGTTCAGAAGGTACGTGGTCTTGCCGGAGCCCGGAGGTCCAAAGACCTTGCGGATATCACTCATCGTAGTCCTCGTCCCACAAGTCTTCCATCCAAACAAGGATGGGCGTGTCGGGGCCCATGTAAGCGCCCTCGATGTTGAACTCAATGTATTCGCGTGCTTCGTCTGCATCCATGCCGTCACGCTCCATCAGTGTCAGGCGAATGGCTTCTGCGTCGTATACCAGAACTGATATACGTTCGCCGTTACCCCAGATAAATGCAGGGCCAATGATTGCATCGTCGTGTCCGGTAATTTTCAACATCATTTATCCTTTTGCATATTGGCTGCGCGCCAACGGAGCTCTTCACTCAATTCGTAGAACTCCTCAATCGGCACACTATCCATTTCCATGCGACCGTTTATATAAGTAAGTTTGACAATGCCTACACCACAGGCAAGGGCATCTATGTATGCGTTACCGATGACTAGGTCTACTTTGCTTAATTCATCTTTTTTCAAAATGGGCTCCCTGTAGTTCGTTTGGTTTGTGATTCAAATGGTGCGTCCTGTTTCTGGAAGCGCGGAATACGCCAACAGCGCACAGTCCGGCCTTTAAGGAACAGCGGTATCGGCTCACCTCCCATGTCGCGAAGGCGTTGAGCCATCTTCGGAGCCGTGAGGCCAATGAAGTTGTTGCGCTTCAAATGTGCTTCGAGGTCCTTGATCCGGAAGTAGGTTTTCGCTTCATCGACATCCGTCCATGGGCGGCCCATGAGCATCTCTTCGCGGTCCATTGCCTCTTGCATGTGGGTTGTGAATTCTTCAAGCAGATCCATGAAGCGGCCAGTGATGCTTGTGTCCTCTGGAGCGTCGGTAATCTGCTCTGTCTCCACCATCTCTTTGAGAAGGGCATTCAGCAGTTGTTCCCAATCTTGCTTGCGCAAGGTGGGCGGTAGCACGTTGAGCTTTTCTAAACATGCCTTTTGGAAAGCCACTTGCGTGAAGAGGCTCTCGGTGTCCAGTTCGACGCGGCGTCCATTGACATCCAAGAACCACAGGGGTGGCTCACTGGCGTACTTGGACAGCGCTGCTATCTGAGGCGCATCAGGGCCATTTGTTCCGATGCCAAATTTACGCGTGCGGCAGAGCCCTGAGTTACAAAAGCTATTGAGCGGAGCGTCCTTGCACTTATAGAGGTACTCTTTCTTACCAACTTGTTTAACAAGAATTTGCACTTCGTTATTGGGTAGTGGCGGGGAAACATATTTGAAGTTGTACTCAACCATTTTGTCTTCCCACGCTGCGGGGAATGCGCGCTTAAGAAAGACTCCAATGTTGA